GTTGAGAAGTTTGACTATACGAAGGGCTTCAAGTTCTCAACCTATGCTACATGGTGGATTCGACAAGCTATCACACGTGCGATTGCCGATCAGGCACGTACGATCCGCATTCCGGTGCACATGGTTGAGACGATCAACAAGCTCGTCAGGGTCCAGCGTCAACTTTTGCAGGAGTACGGTCGCGAGCCGACGCCGGAAGAAATCGGAGCCGAGATGGGCATGACGGCTGACCGAGTACGTGAGATTCAAAAGATCAGCCAAGAGCCAGTTTCGCTGGAGACGCCGATAGGCGAGGAGGAAGACTCTCAGCTGGGAGACTTCATTGAGGACGCTTCAGCAGTAGCTCCTCCTGATGCCGCTTCTGACTCGATGCTGCGCGAGCAGCTAGAGCAGGTACTTGATGGTCTTGCGGATCGGGAGCGCAAGGTGATTAAGTTTCGTTTCGGCCTTGAGGATGGACACCCACGGACGCTTGAGGAAGTTGGTCGTGAGTTCGGTGTTACGCGTGAGCGGATTCGGCAGATAGAGTCTAAGACCCTAGCGAAGCTTCGGCATCCGAGTCGTTCGGGCAAGCTCAAGGATTATATGGAGGAATAGCTGCTTTCGAACACAAAATTCTTCCTAGAAAAATAAGTTAGATATGGTTGACATATGACTCGGCAGGGTTTAACCTTTTGTTGAAAGAGCAAAGGGTAGAGCAAGTTTTTTTAGCTGCTTTACTCAGAAGTTGTTAACCCTTGCCCGAGCACACGGACCCTCTCCCCGCTGTGCGTCTGGGTCTAAGTCCTGCCAGCACCCCCTTCTTAGCTGGCAGGACTTTTTATGAGAAAAGGCTCTGACTTAGAGAGTCTCTTAGCAAATCAAATTACAGCTGAATTCCTAAGATAGATCTAAATGACATTTGCTAGCTGTTTATCTTGGTACACACTGTGTGAAGTACGATCTTTGTTTCTTTTAACTTAAAAAGTTGCCATTTAACAAGCTTGACGACAACAAGTCTCGGTTGTAGAACTAGCGTTTTGGATAAGGGGGTGATCAAATATGAGTGAGAAAACCTATAAGACAGGCGATAAGCCTGGTAAGGGTAGCTACCAATGTCTGAAGTGTGGCAAGGTGATTACTCTAAGCCAAGACAGCGAAGCACTGCCGGTATGTCCTGTGTGCAAGTATACTGAGTGGAAGAAGTTGTCTTAGTAGATCTTTGGGGCCGCTGATAGTTCGACGGTCCCGATCCCATCTGGTCTGTATAAGATATCGAGCTTAAGATAAGCACATCTTTGTTGAAAGACTGTGAACTTACTTTTTTGTCTCATGATCGATCATGCTAATTTTATTTGATCTGCTTATATCTCTAGTAGTTAAGGCTGAGCACGTAAGTAGCAGAAAATGAAGACAAGCTATCTCTACGGTCTAACGTTAGCTAATCAATAGCTCACGTTTAATATGCATTCAAATGCTGTTTTTGGTCTCATACTGTACCGGATGAGAGGGAGGCAGATAGTCTCGATTATTATAAAAAAAGACGAACCGAACAAGTTCTTTCGGTTCGTCTCAACTATTTCTGGCTCCCCATAGGTAAATCTGGTCGAACATTTATGGCCTATTCGACAGGCGTAGTAATGATTCGTTTCCAGCGGTAGAAATCAATGGCATCATTAAGCTGACAATATGGTTGTAGGAGCGTTATAAAGAACTAGCCATATGAAGAGGAGCAAATAATGCCTTTTAAAAAGCAACGGGAGAATACAGCAAAAATAGAAGCAGAAAAAGCATTGGATCGCATACCTGCTTCTGATGGGCGTATCCATATCATGTTATTTCGAAGCTTCGGAAACACTTATCGAGGCATGACATTTGGTCCTGATCCAAAATACAATGACCAGATGAATGCAATACTCAATGAGATGCAAGACCGAGGTCTTACCATACTTGATGTTAAGGTGATGCCTTCTGATGAAAAGGGGTTGGGTGGAGCCCAACAGTTCATCACTTTAATCACATACAAGTAAGTCTTACTTTATTTTGATTTAAGTTTTCCTATATTCCACGTGTAGTAGCCCATCTATATTGAGATCGGGCCTCTACGAGGCTTACAGCAAGTCGTTTAACTGGGGAAACGTATTACTTGAAATAATACGATATTAAGCGCTGACTGTAAGGTTTATAAGATTTGATACGCTGCATGAGGTGTGGCGGCAGGAGTGTAGGTGGTTCGTGATAAAGGTAAAGCACTGAAGAATCAAAAGTGAACTAATCGATCTTACACTATAGTATGACATATGCTATTATATTTTTCAGTTAAATGTCACTCTACTTCCTTGGAGCAACTATGATGCAAGAAGATGAACTTTGCCAAATATCTCAGCCACTGATTGCATCCCTTGTTGATGATTTCGACGTGGCTAGTGCAAAGTACGAGGAGTTCTGTCAACAATTCGGAAATAGTAATCCAGATGAATTCATGAGATCACATCTTTATAGGTATTTTGTCAAACAAGAACTTGCGAAAGAATATGAACTTGCACCAATCTCCAATACTGGGATAGAGGTTGTTCTTCCGCTTGCCAGAGTTAAGGTCCTAAGAAGTACTCATAACGGTGGAGTGCCGAAGGCAAAAAGTATCTCGCGTATGTCCTACTGCTCGACGAGCATGATCATGCCTGCAGATGGTACATCAGCTGATGAATGGTGGGGCCAATGGATCGAGGCTGATGGATATGCACATCTTATCGTTGATTGGAGGATCGAAAAGGGAGAAGCAGTGCTGCATCTCTCTGAGCCGCTCTCTGCGTCCAAAGGAACTACTAAACTTAAGTGGCGCCGACTTGTATCAGACTCAGGGGATAATTCTTCATTCGATCCAACCGATGAACCATTCAATCTCTTCGGGGATGATGAAACACCAAGGGTGGTTGAGGTTATATGATGATTGCAACCAGAATGCGGTCTGCCAGAGTCTCATGTGGCATGACACTCGAGGTCCTCTCATCCAGAACGGGAATACCAACAAGTAGATTATCAAAGATAGAGAATGGTCTTCTGGATGCGTCGAACGATGATATAACGAAAGTCTCCGATGCAACATCAATACCCGTTGGTTTCTTCATAGACGCCCCTCTTTATCAGGTTTCTGGTGGGAGATTTCGCAAACAATCTTCGGCTCCGAAGAAAAAGATTGAGGAACTTGCGGCAAAGACATGTCTCATAGCTGAGGTAATTGATGAGGCAACAACAACATATCGACTACCAAAGCCAACGATTACACCTTTTGATGGTTCTATATCTGGCGACACGATCGAAGAGGCTGCACAAAGAACACGCTCAGAGATGGGACTTCCTGACCTTGGACCAATTGGGAACATGACAAGAGCCTGTGAACGATCGGGAGTGGCAGTTGCCAAGATTCCCATGCCCAATAATGACAGGAAGCTCTCTGCCTATTCCGTTTGGGCCGATCTCGGAGAACGTACACCGTTGGTGGTTGTTTCGACGTCACTACCAGGAGATGTGCTTCGCGGCACAATAGCCCATGAGGTCGGACACCTCATCTTGCATACAAAAAACCCCTCGGTCGATGCAAAAGACGCAGAGCCGCAGGCATGGCTGTTTGCCAACTATCTTCTTTTCCCTAGGGAGAATGCTGAGCTCACATTCGCATCTGAACCTGTCACTTTAAGAAGACTTGAGAGACTTAAGGCTGTATATGGAGTGTCGATTAGCTTCTTGTTGAGCTGTTGTAAGAGTTATGGAATTATCAACGAAGAGCGCAACAGGTCCCTGCGTAAGCAGTATTCAGCACGTGGATGGTACGGAAACGAACCTGTGGCCGTTGGAATCGAAAGACCCTCCCTTGTGCCTCAAGTTCTCAAGAAGATGAACCAAGATGGAATGACAATTGGTATGCAATCGTTTCTGGCGGCAAAACTCATGGCTGCATAAGGAGACTAGGTTCTCGGTATATGCTCTCTTAAACGCAATTAAACGCAAAAAAGCCCCCTTGTTCCGCCGCCAAGATATACGTGACAGGCGTGGTTGGCATTATCCCAGTTCATCTGTGCAGCCTCTACGTGCGCATAGCACCACTCTCGTAGGCTTCGCTTGTTGCGGAAGTCGAAGACGCCTACAAGCTGATCGTCAGAGCTGTGCTCGTAAATTTCGAGTGTCCATGTGTCGGTCATGATTACTCCCATGCATCGTCGTTGAGTGACTGTTGGAGAGCGCACGCGGTCGAGCTGCCGAGATAGCCGTCAACACCATATGATCCGATATCGTAACCTTTGGCCTGTAGATAGCGCTGCACAGCCTTAACAGTATCGCGGCCGAGGTATCCGTCTGCACCGTAGTATCCGACGCTGTAGCCATGATCGTTGAGATATTGCTGTAGTACCTTTATAAAGTGTGATCCATAAAGATAGGACTTGTCCCACGACGTGATGGCTGGCGCATAGACGTGGCGCCATGCGTTATGGCCGGAAATGGAGCCGTCCACGATGCCGGTATGGAGTTGCTGCTGCCAACTCGTGGTCGTGTTATAGCCAATGACGCCATCAATTGCGAGATCGTAGGAATAAGTCGCCTGTATCTCGCCGGCATCCTGCGATGGATTCCCACTTGCATAGCTGTCCCACTTTGTGCGGTCGCCGTAGAAAACGTCGAGGTCAAGATAGCCTCCCCAGCCACTTACGAGGCCGGAAGAGGTGTACTGGCGCAGCGGGTATCCGGCTGCGATATCAGCAGAAGAGCGCCAGGGGCTTGGGTCGTAGCCGTACTGCGCGCTGTCGGTCGCATACTGTGCCACCCAGATGTGGGCGTTGTCGACGCCGAGCGATCCGAGCACGGATCTGCTCGCATACACGACGCACCACTGGCCGGTGCGTTCGTACACGCGCTGCCGGAACTGTGCGATCCAGGACGCGTCAGAACCTGATTGGAAGATCGAATTCTGCACGCCCTCCCAGTCCAACACGAGGATAGCGTCGTCGGAATAGTTGCTAACCTCGTTGACGAAATGGTCGGCCTCGCCCACGGCATTGCCGCCGCTCGCGTAGTGGTAGAGACCGAGGCCCTTTCCAGAATTGAGCGTCTGCGTGGCCCACTGTCTCCAGTAAGGGTTGGTGTAGCCGGTCCCTTGTGTTGCCTTGGCGATAAAAAAGTCACTCTCGACCGTGGATGCGTTAATTCCGGCCTGATAGCTCGCGGCATCCAAACCGTTGAGTGTGTCGGCAAGTGCGGGAGTTGTGCTCCCGAAGACAAAAAAAGCGCCGAGCATAAGCCCGGCGCATACAGCCGCTAATTTATGTCTTTTCATAAAGCTACTTACTCACCATCCTTTGCAGTGAGCGTTGAAACTCCACAGAGTGTGCCGAGAAATGCTGCGGAGGCAGTTACTATGGTCGCAACAATTGGCGCGTCATGCCATCCAACAGCTGCTCCGACCGTCGCGATGAAGACGGCAAGTGCCGGCAGGGCCAGGGCCGCAAGCCACTTCATGACGTCATATGCTTGGTCGGGGATGAAATAAACTTTCGTGATGCTTGTGTTTTTAGTATCCATAATTGCTCCTTTACGCTGCTGGTTTTCCGGTCGGTAGCTCGTCTATGTCTTCGGCGTAATCTCCCATGACACCGTTGGTCTGGCCTGACGCGGCGACGAGGGTTTCGTAGATCGCGTAGGCGTTATGCCATGAGGCACGCTCTGAGTAGTCAGCCCATCCCTTGGTAACGATCCGATCGTGCTCTGTGAGAAGGTGATCCCGCATGCTGAAGACGGCCGCCGAGTCATCAAGGCGGTCGTGTGCCTCCCGCTGCTTTGACTCGTCATCTACACGCTTAGTAAGGCCGTCGAGCTTGTCGCTTACGTTTGTGAGGCTGCTGCTTAATGAGGCGAGCGTCGGCTTTATGGACGCGATGTTTTTGATCTCTTTGATAATTTTTGGTGCAAATGCCACGAGAAGAGCGACTAGAACCGACTGAATTACTGATGAAACGATACTCGCCCAATCCATAATCAACTCCCTTATGGCATAAAAAGAGCCCATGGGTATGAGCTCCAGATCTTTGGCCATGGATTTCTGACTTACGTATCAGCTGTTCTGTGTGTGCCTTGGATTGACATCTGGGTATTGAAACTTCCATGCGATTCGTCTTTTACTCTGTGAGTCACACCTTTTCATTATCGATGGCGCAGATGCGAGACAAAGTTTAAGGTCATCTTCCCTGGCGCTGCCATTTTTGACTTTACGTGAGAGGTGTCTCACATGCCTTCTCCAGCGACGTATAGTCGATGAGCTAATATGGCAAACAACCTTTCCGGTATTGCTAACTGTGTAGACACCTTTTAAATACGGGATCTTATCTCCGCATAAAAGTAAGACGTTCGTTTTCCTTGTGTTGATCGTAAGGCCAAGTCCAGCGGATCTAGAATTAAGCTCATTCATGTCTTCAAGAGCTGATCCCTTATTAGGGAATAGTGCCCATCCATCGTCCATATACCTTCCGCTCTTTATGGCTACCTTGTTAAGCCATCTATCTATTGGAGTGGCCCACCAGATCGCTATAACCTGTGAAGTCTGGTTTCCAATGTCAAGACCGATGCCATTAAGAAATAAAGAGAGTAGCCGTATAAGAAAGTTTGCTGCCTTATAGTCATCTTCAGTCTCGGCAATAGCGTCTAGCTTGTTTGAAATTGCCCTGAGCACTCGGCTTGTCGGGATAGATCCGAAATAGTCATGATAGTCAAAAACGAGAATTGCAGCTTCAGGATATCTTCTTGCTGTTGTTGAGATGGCATCCTTAAATCTCTCACGTGCAAATTCGGTACCTTTTCCACGCCTGCTTGCGGCATTGTCATAAGACATTTCTGGACTCAAAAGAGGTAAAAGGGCTTTCTCACAAAGGGTATGCTCAACTACACGATCTTGAAAAGAAACAGGGCAAATGATGCGAGCTTTACCACGTTCATGGAGGACGAAAGTCTTGTTTTTCTTTGGCCTGTATTCTTCCGAGAGGACCTTCTGAGACAGCTTGACTGAGTTTAGCCAGCCATAAAGGCACCAGCGCTGGACGCTTCCCTTCCAATTTACATGCTTTCGGCACTCTCGAGATACCTCGTAGAGGCTCCTTGGAGAAAATATCTCTGCAGTTTCGAGGACGTGATACAGCTTCTTACGCCTCTTCGCGAGTCTCACGTAGCGACTCATAAAATAGGACAGGCGGCCAGGCAGTTAAGATAGCCTGTGAGTTGGAAGGTTGTTACACCTGCTTTCCGCCGCCCATCTCGTTTAGGGCTTATGCCCATCGACGACACCCCCTTCTCGTAAAATCTCGCACGTTCTCTTCATGAGGTACTTGTGCCAATTTATGAGAATCCGGGAGTAACACCCATCCCATTGCTAGCGTTGTTGTTGTTACTGGGATCACCGTTAGAGTTCACACGGCAGAAGTTAGCAGCGTTCGTCGGATTCGGGGAACGCTCCCAGCTATTGCCAGCATTGAGCGAGCCTTGGGTGTCGCCGCGACTACATATTAACATAGCCTTTGTTTCTCTCTTTCATGCCTAAGCGCGCCTTTAATTAGTGATTGTTCCTTGTCAACCGTAAGACACAGCACTTTTAGAAAGCCATCAGATACACAAGGTTGCTCAATATGGACTGTCTCTCCGTTCTCATCAGTCTGATCAAATCTCTTGGTTGGACGTTCTGAGGCGATCCTATCTATTCTCACTTGTAAAACAGCACAAGCACAATATGCTTCTGTAAGGTGACAGAGGCGCATGCGATGTTCTTCTTGGTTTGTTGTCCATATAGCATTGGCTGAAACGCATTCTGAAAGAAGCTTGTCAGACGTTTCTAATAGCATGCTCTTGCGTGTCGCATCCCACCTTTTTGGCAACTTGATAGCAAGTTGACTTATAAGGCTGTCAACCTCTCCTGCGGTGACTACGTATTGACAGGAGCTTGTCTTCCTCGCAGATCTCGCGACACTCATTTTTCCTCCAGATACGAGCGAGGACACAGCCTCGCTCAATGTTCATGGCTACAGGATTAAAACGAGAAGCCGGGAGTAACACCCATCCCATTGCTAGCGTTGCGGCCGTTACTGGGATCACCGTAAGAGGTCACACGGCAGAAGTGAGCAGCGTTCGTCGGAAACGGGGAACGCTCCCAGCTACGGCCAGCAAGGAGCGAGCCTTCATGGCTTGCATATGCGCTGCCATCTCTGCACGTTGTGAGTGAGATCAAAGCACTATTGCCGGAGTAGTTGTTTGTGACCTTGCCATTCCAGTATTCGTATTGCTCACCTTCATTGGCAATCGTCCCCGACCAATACGATTTGGCTACATATTCTGCATAAGAGAGCAAAAATACCTTGTCACTTGTTTCGCTGACATCTGAGCTGTTGCTGTTGCCTGAAACGTTGTTTGTGATCTTTTGTACCGAGACAAGATTACTTTGCAGATCTGTCGGCAGCATCTGCCACACTTCTCCACTATTAAGCGTGGTCCTCATCTTGGACGACTCCCAGCCGCCTGACGTTGTGTCGCTCTCGTTCATTTGGAAGGCATAGGGCAAGGCATGGATTGCCTGGAATGTGAGTCCTGCCGTTCCGCCTTCTGTAGCCGTGTCATGGTTGATGCCAATGATTCTGGCCTCAAGTATCTGGTTTTCACTTGCAAGCGAATCCAAACCGACAAGAGAAGTCTTCCAGGTTGCTCCGTTGGTGAGATAGCCATGGAATTCCTCGTATTTTGTCGATGATGTTCCTTTAGCGGCGAGATCATCAGCAATCCGCCTTAACTCTGTAACACTATATTCTTCCAAAGATGCATGCTCAGCGAGGAAGGAACAATCGGCTTGATACGTTGTCCCATCATCAGCTGCTACGACAGTTACAGGGAGTGAAGCTTGGTCATCAAGCGTTGCTGAGATGGTATAGGTTCCAGGGACAGTTGCTGTAAGTGTAAGGTTGCCATCAGACCCGATTGTCCCAGAGAGCTCGTCTGGACCTGTTGCTGTAACAGCTGCTCCAGGATCGCCTGTTATCTCAAAATAGAATTTATAGCTTACGGTGGATCCACCGCCTGACATGTTAAAAATCACTTTTCCTCCTATGCAACCACTGACATGACAAGTGCGTTTGCTGTGATGTCTTCGGTAGGGGTGTAATCGCAAACAAATGTCAGAGTCCCATCTGCTTGGCTTGATGCGCTTATATTTGCTTGTTGCCAAAGGGACTTTGACGCAGGTGCATAAGTCACAATGATCGTGCTTTCTGTCGAGACACCGTCGGCCTGTATGGTCTGAGCTTTATTCGTCCACCCGCTAGCAGGCAGGTTGAGTGTCAATGCCCTTGCAGATACATTCGTTGCCGGGAAGCCGAAGTCGAGAACTGCAGCGGAATCACTTCCGCTATTTATGACGGTTGGAGTGGATCCTGCTGCGAGCTCTGTTATGGTTCCAACTGTGACAGTTGCTGCAGGGCCAGCGTCCCCTTTATCTCCTTTGTCTCCAACGTCTCCTTTATCTCCTTTGGCTCCTGTAGCGCCAGTTGGAATGCCAAAGTCAAAGACAGCCTCGGATGAAGTCCCAGAGTTTGTAACCGTTGCCTCACTGCCCGCGTCTAGAGTTGTGACAGAGCCAACCGAAATGGTGGCCGCTGTTCCAGTTTCTCCTTGGGGGCCGATTTCGCCTTTTTCTCCGACGTCGCCAGTTTCGCCTTTATCGCCCTTTTCGCCTTTTGCGCCAGTTGGAATGCCAAAGTCAAAGACAGCCTCGGATGAAGTCCCAGAGTTTGTAACTGTTGCCTCACTGCCCGCATCTAGAGTTGTGACAGAGCCAACCGAAATGGTGGCCGCTGCGTCTCCCTTGTCTCCTTTTTCTCCTTGTGGGCCGGCAACTGCTGTAACCTTTTTAAGCTGATCCAAGATTTCCTGGCCAGTCTCATCTGTCATAACATGCATGGTGACTTTTGATTCATCTGCCATTTTTTACTCCATTGTGATTACGCTGGGCCACCTGATGCCGTTGTCATCGGTGTCCCAGTCGAGTCTTATTGAGTTGCCAAGTGTGTCGAGCTTGATCTTGTCAGCAGAGCTCATGAGACCGTCTGCGTCTTGAGTTGCTAGCGTACTTACGCCTTTGGGTATTCCAAAGTCCAGGATTGCTGCGTTTTCGTTGCCTGAGTTAGTGACGGTTGGTGCTTGACCAGCCTCAAGCTCAGTGACGATGCCAACCTTGACCGTGGCAGCTTTTCCGTCTTGGCCTTGAGGACCCTGCAACGGCTGGCCAACAAGTACTCTGCCCATACGCCCTCCCTTGATTATTCGTCTATGAAATACAGATATCCATTTGCATCAGTCTCAAAATTTGGCTGTGGGTCGTTGTCGTTATAGAGAGCGACAACATAACCTGTGTCCGAGTCGATACCTATAAGCACTATGCCTGGTGGTGGCCAATCAGATGTGCCTGCTGCTGAGCCAAATTTTACGGTTCCTGTCGAAAGATCTACGTCTGTAACAACTCTCGAACTCATCTCATTCCTCCGTCAGTGTATAGACGACCTTAAGCGTTCTGTCAGCGGTTTTAGTGATAGGAGATGAGAGGTTGTCAATTGTCATTAGGGCGGTGTTGTCTAAATAGACGGATATGCTCTCATCATTTCTGACAAAGCAAAAAGGCCCAACATGTCCCGCCATCCAGGCATAGCTGCTATTCCAATAGCTATCCGCACTTCGGTTAGGAACACAACAGCGGCCGATATCCTCAGCGACCATCTGTCCGTCAGCAAGGGCGAATCCCCAATCATACGAGGTGGAGTTCTCATCGCTATAAAGACCCATGCTGCCGTAAGGAACCCCAAGCGCAACGTTATAAGCCTCATAATTTCCGGCCCACCGATAGCTTTTGTAGTCATCTAGCCCACTTGTGATGGAGTTCATGTTCTGAGTGTCGTCGAAATCCACAGCATAGAAGCCTCTTGAATAATCGCCTGATGTATCCTTCTTTTGCCATGGAACGTAGATCCACTTTGGCGTGAGAATGATCTGCCTCGCAAGATCCACACCTGACATGTCGGCATAGGAGAAGGACTTTTCTTGTACGGTTCCATCCCAAGAGACTTTTATCACATACCATGTTCCGCTTGGAGTGAGTGAGACGTTGTTGCGGTTGTCGCTCATGAAGATGACAAGGCCATCGTCCGTCCATTTGTACTTTCTGAAATACTGGTAGTAATAATGCCTATTCTGTGCCCCGTGATAGTCCCAATCCCAGTTTGCGCTTGGCTTTGCATGAGTCTGTGAAAGGTCGATGCTGACATCTTCGTATTTGCTCAGAGAGTAGGACCTCGCAAGTGGCTGTGCAAGCGGAGGAGATGACCATTTGCGTAGCGTTAGCTTTGTTGACCCTTGCCCTGAGGTGTCATCTGTGAAGTATTCTTTGTAGAAAGCGCCATCATGAAAGGCATTTGGAGTGATGTTGTCTGAGTTGTCTCCAAGATGGAAGGTCATGCTGTTACGGCATACATTAGTGATGGCACGGCCTTTGGTGAATCGCGAGTCTTGAAATGACATCCCACCGTTTCGGTTTGTAAGGCAGATGCAAGAGATGTCTCCGTTTGCGTCGGCGGTCCCGAAGTCAAACACTAATCTGTAGCCGCCAGATGTTGCATAGCTTTCGGTTGCGTTATAGCTTCCGCGCCGAGGGTCATCAGTGGAATCGGCGTTGTTGGAGCAATATCCCGTAGGCCATTGGTTTCTGGCAAAATAGTCACTTGTGCTTTCTGGGACTGTGTTTGGAAAAAGGAGGACACCTCCAATAAGGTTTGGAACAACAGGAATCATGCCAAAGCCATCATTAAGATTGCTCCGCATGGCATAAGGGTTCATTGAGATGGCATCCTGGGCCGCGGTGGTGACAAGGTTGTCATCATGGCGCTCGTCAACAATTTTGCCCGTCGTGGCATCGCGAAGATAGATATCTGCGTGTCCATGCAGCATGCTAGCTCCAATCTTTTATATCAAACGTAATGTTGATGTTTGTCAGCGTGGATCCTGCAGGCAAGAATGCCTTGACTTTAAGCATGTGGTTGAAGGCGAGTGCCCAGTCTGCTTCCGTGAGCGCTTTGAGATCTTCGGCACTCATCCCATCTGAGGCATCACAAGCCGTCCACGAGGAACCATTCCATTTAACCCAAGTTAAGCCATTGTCAAAGCTTGTCGAAATCCTAACCCCATCTGTGACAGTCGCCGTGATGGATGAAACGCCAACAGTGGCATAGTCGCGACCCATGAGCCAAGAAATGATTGTGGCATCAGATACCGCTGTGAAGCCTCCTGACGTAATGTCGAAAGCCGCAGCATCATAAGTACAGCGATCCCTTTTTGACTCATCGAGGACAACGACTGCGGCTTCCGTGCCGGTGGCATCCGTAAGACCACCATGATATGGAATAGAAAGGCCAGTTCTCGAAAGAGAGAGGCTAATCTTGGAAGTGAGTGCCTCATAGAACGAGCCATTGTCAGATACGCCCATGTCATCTGTGAATCGGATTTGTGGAGACGCTTCTGCTACATATGCGAGAGACAAGCCAAATGTGGCACGAAATTCATGAGTCCTATCCCATTTGTTGTCATTTGCAGCAAGCCCTGAGCCAGAGACCATGGCTCGGATTGCTCCTGGATTAATTTTTATGATCCCATCTTGTGCCTTTAGCCAAAGAACAAGGGTATTCGCAATGTCTTTCTGGGCACCTATAGGGCGGAAAAGATGAAGTATATGAGGCCCATCACAATAGCTTTCCATTGGCATGGTTTCTAAAACCGTGTCATTCATCTCATACTCGCAGCTTAACTTGGTTCGATGATAAGTTCTGGCCGTCAGCTTTCCGTTATCATCAAGTTCATCAGTGATATCTCCGAGCGCTTCGAGGCAGATGTTGGCATCGAATTGAACAGTGGTCTCTTTAGTTGATGCGAAAGTAATTGAGAGGACTTCTGTTCGTGGGCCAAATGAGTATCCATCTGTGTTTACAAACGGATAGTACTGAACCGTGTCGCTTGAAACCTGAGAAAGTAAGCCGCTAATCTCCTTGTCTGTCTTGCTCTGTGCCGTTGCGAGTGCTGGATCGGATCCGAATCCTTCGAGTTCCAAACCATCATGGTGTGTCCAGTCCCAATGCATCACGCAGCATATGGAGCTGCTGCCTGCATGGCCACCAGTAAACTTCAGGCAGTCTCCAAGATCAAATATCGGAGGAGTATATGGGAGACTTGAGCGAAAAGGCACCCAGGCTCCAACGGCAATCGTATCGAGGATGCTTCTGACGCGCCTTTCGATGGTGGTATCTAAGCCCTCTTGTAGAAAAGGGTTAGTGCCTAGGTTGTATGTCAGCCCATCGTCTGGTTTGTTGCCAAAGTATCTTGTGGTTTGATCTTCCTGTTGGACAACGCTCATGCCTGTGTAGACCGTTGAGAAGTCGCTAAAACTCGAGTCATTGTTGCGCTGATCGGTTGGGATGGTGGCACAAGGCACGGTCTTGTAAGTGCCGATATGTAAGAGGCCGTACCGATTGATTATGGCAAAGCCTCCGATGGCCTGTGCAACCCATCCTATGAAAGTGCGCCAGGTGTCAATATCGCTATCTGGCGCTACTGATAGCGTGTCTGTGGCGTTCGGCAAGGTTTCTATGTAGTCTTGGTTGTCCCCAAATGATACGCCGCACTCATTGCATGCAAGTAGCAGCAGTGCATATGGTGTGCCTGTAAGCTCACCTCCCGTATAGGCTCTGTCAAAATTGTCCATGCAGTCATAACTCGTAAGCTCAACGCCAGTAAGCCCCCAAAGTGACTTGTCGACCTTAAAGACGCCGACTTGTGTGTCAATGGAGCCCGATGAGACTGTCGGTATTATTGTGGCACCCGCCAAAGAGGTCCGCGGCAAAGTCATCGCCGAGCTCATGACGGTGAAGTCAAGCTCACCAACATATGCAGACCCAAGCTGTATTTCGTCTCCTTGGCTGCATTGGTCTGTTGCGCTGAGACTGCCTTTGAGTATGCCATCGTCATGGACAGTTATGGTTGCTCCGGTTTTAGTCGAGATCTCAACGGAAACATTCGTCTGCCGGTTTTCGGAAAAGAGCTCTTCTAATTGCTCTTCTGTGAGGTCAACCACGTCAGAACTCCGTCCACTCAAGAGAGACTTTGTAGAATGCACCGCCCTCCATAAGAGATGGTTTGAAGCCAGACGATAAATAACATTTCAATGTCTCGACTTTGCCATCCTCTGGGATCCAGCAGGCTAGGTCCATAGAGCCGTTGGCTACCATGGATCCGAGCTTTGCCATGTCATTTTCATCTAGGACGAAATCAGCAGAAATGACATGGCGTCTAGCCCTTACTACCTCACGTACTGTCGTACCTGCTTCGGTTTCTTGCTCATTTGCAACGTCTGCTGCAGAGCAGGAATAGCTGCCGTTGAGAGGGCTCTCTGGCACTTCTTTGCCGTCAATGAGCAGTTGCCATTCGACTGCCATCACCTACCCCCACTTCTGTAGGCATTCCGTTTTATAGATTCAGCGACGACCTCATCGAGCTTGCGGCCACCGATATAAACCGGTACTACGACCTTGCCTAGCCCAGCTGAGGTAAGCTGCTTGACAAGGGTAGATGCGATTTCTTCTGCTGAGGGGGAAGACGTGTTAATGGTGTCATAGCTGCTAGTTTGCATGCCAAGGTCTACACTGGCACTCATGGTGTCGGCTGTGGATATGAGCGAACGTTTCATGCTCGTCTGCACATCTGGCATACTTGACTCAAATCCAACATTTATGCCAGCTGGGATCCATTGGCCGACCTCATCTGCAAAGACTTTCGACGGTGAGCCAATACCTAGTGCAGATTTGGCATTGCTTACAATATTGCTGAAAAACCCACGTACTTGTGACGCAAACCATCCGGCAGCGCCCGTAATGCCATTCCAGATACCTCTGACTATATTTCTTCCAATATCAAGCATTCTTCCTGGGATTGAAGATGCAGCTGATATGAGGCTGCTTCCGAGCCTAGACGCTCCCTCGGCTCCTTTTTGAGCCATCTGCCCGACCCAACTCCCGGCATTGGAAATGACGCTAGATAGGATTCTGGCAACGTTGCCCGGCAGCTGGTGGAGGAAGTTGGCCACATTTTGGATAAATTGCCGTCCGGCATTTGATGCGTTTTGCGCCATCTGCCCGACCCAGCTTATGACGGAAGAGATTACGCTAGCTAAAAACCTGGCAACATTTCCCGGTATCTGCGAAAAGAAGCTAATGATGTTTGAAAGGAATTGCTGCCCTGCACTCATGGCGTTTTGTGCCATCTGGATTACCCAGCTCACGACATTGGCAATGACGTTTGAAAGGAAATTGAGAATGTTTCCTGGAAGCTGTGAGAAGAAGCTAATGATATTAGAAAGGAATTGCTGCCCAGCGCTTAGCGCGTTTTGTGCCATTTGAATGACCCAATTCGCCACATTTGCGAGTACACTTGAAAGAAAACCAAAAACAGTCCCCGGCAGCTGCGAAAAGAACGTTATTACGTTAGTCAGAAACGTCTGCCCTGCAGTGATGGCCGCTTGCCCTATTTGAATTGCCCAGGTAGTAATGCTGGTCCAAACCGTGGTTAAAAACGCTCCGATATTGGCCGGAAGGTTTTGAAAGAAAGTGAGAACCGCATTCCAGGCATTCATGAGGAACGTCGAGAAGTCAGAGAGAATCTGCTTGCCCGTTTCCGTCTGTGTAAAGAACCACACCAAGGCTGCCACAACTGCTCCTATGGCAATCACGATGCCAAGAGGCCCCGTGAAAAAGCTAACGACGCCTTGCAATGCGCCAGAAAATGAGCCGATGGTGCTCATTCCACTGGTAAGTGACGTGGTAAAAGGGGCAATCGCATTAGCCATTGATGAGAATTGGGAGACGATTCCGCCGACTTTAAGTGCTGCCATGATGCCCATAACAACTCCTAGTGCCGGCTGTTGCGAGATCGCTGTCCCAAGGGCAGACATAATGCCTTGGGCAATGGGCTCCACAATTTGTGGCACATAGGGCATGATGCCTTCTACCAACACGGGTAGCGCGGCTCCTAGTGCAGTCCCAACTTGGGCGAGCTTGGGTCCGATATTTTCCGCTACTTTTCCAACGGCATCGACAAGATTTTGCGTTAGCTGTCCCATGTCAGCCTGATCGTCCATAAGGCCGGCCATCCAATTGCTCCAAGCGGCCTTCATGGAGTTGACGCTTCCTTCAATTGTGCTGCTAGCCTCCTTAGCTGTTGTGCCTGTAATGCCAAGCTGATCCTGAATGACACCAATTGCATCTATAACGTCACTAAAGTTATTAATGTCATACTTGACGCCAGTAATTTTCTCAGCGTCAGAAAGAAGTCGTTCCATCTCCTCCTTTGTGCCGCCGTAGCCCAACTTCAAGTTGTCGAGCATTGTGTAGTTCTGCTTAGCAAAGCCTTGGAACGCATATTGCACAGACGACATGTCTGTGCCCATCTTATTGGCGTTGTCTGCCATCTCTTGTAAGGCCTTGTTAGACTGTTCTGCGGCCTTCTGGACATTGCCACCGACTGCCTGTCGCAATGTTGCCGCAAAGGCGGTTGCCGTTGACATGTACTCGTTTTGGGACATGCCAACAGACTGCCAAGCATCAGCTGCATAACCTTTGACAGTACTTGCAGCGTCGCCATAAAGCGTCTCAACGCCACCAACAAGCTGTTCATATTCTGCATACCCGTTATAGGCGCTCTGAGTGATGCTTTTTGCCATAGAAATTGCGCCGTCGGCTACTTTGGAAGTCAATGCCCCGAAAATGCCTGCGATTGCTCCTGTTTTAAATGAAGAGCCAAAACTTCCCGTAAAAGACTTGGCGCCACTTTCTCCGGCCCCAGTCATAGCATCGCTTATAGTTGATTGAGCGCCCTTCATGTTGGGGATGATCGTGACAGTTGCGCGGGCGACCTCTGTCATTGGCATAGTCAGTCATCATCCCCTTTCTATTTGGGATCGAAAGAATTCCACCACTTTTCGAACTGATCTCGTGGAATTGCGTCTTTGCCATAGCGGATGTCATTACTCTTGGCATGGGGCCGTGGATATGCTTTTGGTTTTTTAGGAGAGACTTTTGAGTGAGCTTTGACG